GGTTACCGTGTCAATGAGGTGCCTTTGGAACCCGCTGCCCTCAATGCTGATTGTCCTACAATTGAGTCTATGACAAGACGTGACCGTACTGTGAATTTCGTGTGTTTAGATGAAGAGTTTCGTGTGTTAGGATTGGCCCCGATATCTACTGATTTCAATGATCCTTACACAGTGTCCCAAGGTTACTTGAAGCGCATAGGTAGGAAGTTGCCAGTTGGCAACGCTGACCTCATGCGGAAGTTTGGTCTTTTTGTTAAGTTGTGGCTGGTTGAGAACATTCCTATGCTAGCCAAGACTTATTCATTTGAGGAGTGGTTGGAGTCAACCTCCTACAATGAATCTCGTAAAGATCAATTGCGACATGCCCATGACTTGAATGTTCACCAGGGAGGTATGCCGACAAAAGCACAGTGCACAAGGGTCGAGAGCCATGGCAAGCGAGAGGCTTACGTGGAATTCAAACACTTGCGCACCATCAATTCTCGTCCGGATAGATTCAAAGTGTGGTTTGGGCCGCTTTGTAAATCTATGGAAAAACATTTGTTCCACAATTGCTCTTATTTTGTGAAAGGTAAAACGATCCATGAACGTATGGATATGCTAGAAGAACTGGCAAAATTGAACCGACCTTACACCTACTCAACTGATTTTACTGCTTTTGAGTCACATTTTATTAAAGCAATTATGGCGCAATGTGAGTTCTTGCTCTATGAACATCTGCTAAGTCAACCTGATGCAAAATTTTTGGAAAGTGTATTGGGTGGAAAGAACAAGATGAAGATGATGAATGGCAATGCTGCTACTGTCATTGCTCGACGCATGAGTGGTGAAATGAACACCTCACTTGCAAATGGGTTTTCAAATATCATGTTGGCTTTGTTCATTGCGGAACAACAGCATGGTCATTTGGATGGCTTGGTTGAAGGTGACGATGGTTTGTTTGTTACTGATTTTGTACTTACAAATCAGCAATATCTGGATCTCGGGTTTACTATCAAGATTACTCCAGAACCCTCAGTGAACGAAGCATCATTTTGTGGATTGATTTTCAGCAAAGACCGTCAATTGATCAAAGATCCTGTGAGATGTCTACAGAAATTAGCCTGGTCCGATGGTTATTTCAGCTCAAG